TCAGCCGTTCCACCGGCTGTACTTCCCGTTGTCCTCGTGAATGCCCCAGCTGTACAGCCCCAGACCGCCCCGCCCGGGGATTTTCTCGGCCTGCACCTCCTGCGCTATGGCATACAGCTTCTCCGGGGAGATCGCCCCTGAGAGGTCTACGGCCTGTCCCGTGGTGTGCAGGGAGTTGGATACTCCGCCCACCTCGGCATTGTGCCGCTTGCACCGCACACCGGAATTCACGTTCAGGGGCACTCCCGCCCGGCGGCGTATCTCATCGGCCATGCGGACGGTTTCCTCTGCGGGTTCTGCAGGGAAGCCGTTGCAGTATTTCCCGCCGCACTGGCACCGGAACTCCTCACGAGTGAAGTACCGGATATCGTCCCAGAACGTCCCCGTCTTCGGCGCGTCGCTGCTTTCCGGCTTCTCTACCTTTACCGCCGTCCCGGCGATAGCACCGATGAGCATTTTCTGGGTAGCGGCTCCCGGTATCCCGTCCACGGTAAGCCCGTAGTCGGCCTGAAACGCCCGGATTGCCCCTTGGGTATTCCTGCCCTCGATGCCGTCAATCGTGCCGGGAGAATAGCCCAGGTAAGTCAACAGGCATTGGATTTGCATTACCGTCATACGTTCACCTCTTCCCAGCCCTGAGGGTATGCGGACGGCGACCATACATTATTGTCCAACGTGGAGCGGTACACTTTACTGCCCTCCGTGCAGCAGTCACCCTTATTGTAGGGGCTGGTAGCCATGGCGACGAATGGCAACGCTTTTGCTGGGTCGGTGCTCCAAGCAAACCCCCACTGCGCTGGAAGTTCCTCTGGCTCCTGAGTGTAGATAGTGCTGTCATAGGGCTGCACCAGCCGCACCACACGGCCAGCAGACGATTGACACACAAACCCGGCCTTGCGCTCCAGCATGTTTTTGTTTGCGGCAGCAGCCTTGAAACTGGGAATGTCGCTATCCGCCGCGTTCAGTTCGGTGCCTGTCATGTCCGGGGCCTTCTCCTGCAGGGCAAGCGCGTTCGCCCGTCCCTGAGCATACATTATGTTTTTTCTTTCATCTTGTGTCACAGACTGTCAACCCCCTTCTTGTAGGCTTCATCCAGCTCTTTCAGCTGTTCCTCACCGCCGCTAGTTTTTATTTCCATGATTTTCGCAATAATGGCGTTTTTGCGTTCTTCTATGGTCACTGATTATTCACCCCCAGAGCGGTTTCAATTTCAGTCAACGCAGATTCATATTCGGCATTTTTCTTCTGTGCTTCTTCCAATTTGGTGAGAATTTCCACCCCGCCCCGATAGAATTTACCATTGCTGTAGGTATCACCGATAGCCACGGGGCGGTCTGCGGGGTTGATTAGGGATTCAGTTTCAGGCTCGGAATCGGAGCACCACAGCATGTTGGCAACTACTCCGTTTTCAATGAGTGCCATTGTCTTTGCCATTATGCAGCCTCCCTTGCATTGCGGATGATTACGATGCCAGAGCCGCCAGAAGCGTATGTTGCAGCAGAATATAAGTTACCAAGTCCACCACCGCCGCCGCCCGTGTTTGCGTCACCGTTTTTTGGCCGTGGGTTTGCACCAGCACCGCCACCATCACCACCGCCGCCAGCACCGCCAGACGATGTTTCATTAGTCGTCACAGCCCCACCTCCGCCACCGCCAGCGTAAAGTGTGCCATTGGCTTCCTCAAATTCTCTTGTTGTTGTTCCCTGGCCGCTACCACCAATATCACCGCCGCCGGAAGATCCGTCAGAACCGCCAGAATAACCAGCACCTCCAACTTTTCCTGAGCCGCCACCAGATCCGCCTGAACTAGGATAGTCACCGTTTGTGCTAGTGTCACCGCCATTGGCAGTCAAGCCAAATGCAGACGTTGCGCCACCGGCGTTTGGTGGGACTTTAGCACTTGTAGTGGGGGCAATGCCGCCTGCACCAACTATGATTTGGTATTGTATACCTACATTCACGGAAACGGATTTTTGCGTCCTTGTATACCCACCACCGCCGCCGCCACGTCCCCCACCGCTTGCGCCACCTCCAACGAGGAAGACGTCGATACCGTCCTCTGCACCATTGAGGTTGGTAAACGTCAGCGTACCAGAGGTAAGGAAGCGGATTTTCCAGTTGTCTGGGGATACGGTGATAGGCTCGTCAGAATCGTTGACGATTTCATAATCGCCGGTGTAAGTAAATTCGGGGATGGTGTTGAACGAGATTGCCGTGCTGTAGTCAGTCGTGATAATCACGTTTTTCTGAGCAGTCTTACCGTCTCCGGTGATGGTAATAGTCCATGTCCCGCTTGCAAGCCCCTTAAACACCACTACACCGCTCGTACCGGAGTTCTTGGTCTTCGTCTTGCCGTCCTTGGAAACAGTCACAGTGACGTTCGCCGGGGCTGTGACGGTAAGGGTGCCGCCTGCGCCGCCGCCACCAGTATTAACTCTGCCAATCATGCACTTACACCGCCTTTCCAGCAAATAATGGTGGGAATTGTAATTGCCGATTCCGGGGCGCTTGCAGCATACAGATACACGCCGCCGTTATAGGTAGCTGCAACAGGGGCAAAATTGCCGTCAATTGCGTCTTCCACAGCAAGAACCACCTCCGGAATCATGGTATCCAACACCCCCGTCAGCGCGATAGCCGCACGGAATGGATAATCCTGATATGTAGAATCAGCCACAAACGCGGATACCGGTACGCTGGTATCCGTGAACAGAAGCTTTTTCAGCTCCACCGCCGTACCGGCTTCCAGATCGGCCAACTCCCGGTTGATGGAATCCAGCACCGATGTGGCTTGCGCCGTGGTATCATCAAGCACATCTTTTACTTGCGCCTGCGTTTCTTGCAGAAGCGTGGAAAACTGGCTCTGCATTGTGCTGGTATCAATGCCCACCTTTTCCGTCACCAGCCCGCACACCGAAGCGTCAAGCCGTTCATCCGTAATCATGGAAGCGGTGATAGCAGTTGTACCGGCCGCAATGGAAATCCGTGCAAGGCTGATTTGCCGGATTGTGCTGTTGTTTGTCAACGCCGGGGCTGCCGCCGTACTGGCCTTTGCGCCTTTCAAGATTTTCACTTCCGGATAGTCCACATAGTTTGTGGTTTTCCACTCCACAATTACGCGATCAATCCGATTCAGAACGCCGTCTGCCGCGTCAACGGCAAGCTGCAATTTGGAACCATCGACGGATTCATTATCAATCCACCACACAATGCCGTTCCTGCCGGAATTTGCCATCCATCCGGTGCCGTCTGAGACTTCCACCGCCATTCCCGGCGTGGAAAGCGCCTGCACGGACGCATTACTGCCAGCGGCAAAAACGCCGGATGTGCGGCCATGATGCCAGCGCATAACGTCTTCTGCGCCTATGTATGTATCTTGGTTATTCGGGAAACTTTTGATATTAGCCATTTAATTTCATTGCCCCCAATGCTGTAAGAATAGGGTCGCCCAGGATAACTTCTGTCCGGGCTTTGTTGCTGTCCAAGGTGTACTTAATGCCCGTAATCCGAGCGCTGAACGATACCCCGAACCGGGCAGATACGCACGATACAATGTCCCCCAGAGCGTAATACTTGCCCAGATCTTCCGGGTCGATGGATACGGAAAAGGACTTTCGCCGGATACGCTTTCCCAGCTCCATCTGTCCATAAGCACGCGCGCGGGCTTTGCAATCAGCCTCAGATTCGTCATTTTCCTGCCGAACGGCTGTTTTGAACCACACTTCCCGGCGATTGTCCCCGGTCGCATCGCCGACGATTTCAACGAATGTGTTATCCTCTCCGCTAAGGCTTCCCTGCACATAGGCCACATTACAGAGGGTGGAATCGTCGTCGTTGATCACAAGGTCTTTTGCGCTTCCCTGTTCCTCCGAAAAGACAATAGCGTGAATGCCAGCCGTCAGGTCGCGCCCCTTGTAGAGGCGGAAAGTGTGTGTCATATCGTCGGGGTTCCAATCCATTGTGTGGCCTATGCCTTTTTCTTCAAGAAACGGGATGATTTCATCCAGCAAATTCCCACCCATGAAAACGTTGTCCGTTTTATCGGTCATCCCGGCTGCCTGTGCAACCTGAATTCTTGTCATCCCCCGGAGATTATCGCTAATCAACTTGTACACGCCCGTCTCGATAGTTGTCATGTGGTATTCCGATGCAATGATGCGCTTATTCAAAAGCCAGTTTGCGGTGTACCCATTCGCAGTTATGCGGTTCGTGGTCGTGTCAATCTTTGTGTTTTCTATCACAAATGTTACGTTTCTGCTCGTATCATACAGGAGATTGCCGACTTTCAGAACGTTAATGTTGTAGTCGCTTACCGGCGCAACCAGTATCAGCTTTCCGATATCGTTGTAGTAGATATTCATGATAATACTGATTGCGTGCCGGATTTCGTACCGGGTGGAAAAGTCCTCTTTATAGATTTCAAAGCTCATAGCGAAATCCCCACGATCTCCGTTGCGAAATCAATATCCACCTGCAAATTCGCAAGCCCGCTTGTCGCTTCCGGCTTCAACACATTATCCCCAACTTCCAGCTGAAACAAAGTGCTTTTCAGGCTTAACGCGCCCCGGCAATCTCCGTCAACGGATGACGTTACAGTTGTCCGATCGTGCGTAATCTCTACAATCAGCCGCTCCCCGCTGACAATAGTTTTATTTATCAGCAGAAATTTTCCCGTCGCGGCGTTGGTGATTTTGGGGTTCTCCACATCACCGCTTGCCGAAAGAGTAGCAGTAAACGGGACGGGAACCTGGCCGCGATTCTCCACGTTGATAAATTTTGCTTCAAACAGCTGGCCGAAACGATACGGCCTTGAAATGTTCCATGGGAATTTGAATAGCTTTTGGATGCCGGACAACGTTACCGCTGCGGAATCGTCCTTGCACCAATACGGGTACGCCGCCAAAAGGGAGAACTGGAACTGTGCGCCCCATTGTTTCGCCTCAATGCTGGGTGTCGCCGTAGGCCAAACATTCAGATAGTAATCATCCGCATATAGCTTCCCGGAAATATCGGGGCGGATGACGGAAAGCAGCTTTTCTTTATTTGCTGCTTGTCCGTCTCCCACCAGATACCCGTTGACATTTACAGGCCGGGGTTGAACGTTTTTGCTCTGAATTGTCGCGCCCGTCTGGTTAATGCCTTTCGCCTGGGACAGGGCTACCGTTACCGTATCAATGCCCGTGGGCTTATTGATAAGATATCCCCCGGCGTAATCAAAGGTAACGCTATCTCCGTTTTCGTTCACGTAGCGGAACAACTTGCTTAAATTGTTGAAGTTCGTCAAATCGTCCACCTCGCTTGCGTGAAATACGCTTCTGTAGCCGCTGCCAGTTCAACAGGCGTTTGTGCAACGGACTGGATATTCTGTATGATCGTCACACCACGCGAACCGCCAGAGAACCCCACTCCGTCGTAGTCCGCCCCGCCAGACGCACCGGCCGATTTTCCAGCCCTATATGCTCGCGCTTCCTCGGCGGTGAGAACTTTTTCTCCCTTATGGAGGCGCACTAGGTAATCATCGTATGGCACATAATCAAGGCCGCTCTTTGCTCCGGGAACGTTGCTCCCTTTGATATTGGCCTTTATCGTGAGCGTGTAGTTGGCAAAGCTATTTGTCAATCGTGATTTCATTTGAGATGCAAGAGAATCCAGCTTATCCAAAACTCCCGGCGTGCTGCTGTCGATACCGGCAACCAGACCACTCATGGTATTGGTTGCCGCCTCTGTAGCCGCCGCCTCCTGGTCAAGATCGCCGACCTTTTCCACGTAGCTGTCTGCAGCTTCCTGCATACGAGCGTTCACATTCTCCACCGCCAACGCCAATCCATCGGAAGTTTCGGCTCCTGCGGCCTCATATGCAGAAACATTATCCATAAGCTCCGCAAGCTTTTTGCTTAGCCCCTCGGTGCCGCCGGACATATCTTCTAGTTCATCACGTAGCCCTGCGAGGAATCCGGCCTGTTCCCCCGTACTCATGGACGCGAGATATTGAGCAAGTCCGTCAACGCTAATGCCCGCAAGGTCTGCTTTTTCGGAAACAAATGCAAAATCTTCATCGATCTGCTGAAGGACTTCGGTATTTCCTTTAAGATTACCCATGAAATCATCCCACGACATTTTTGCAACTTCTATTTGGGAAGTAAATGCGGACCCCACATCATGCAGCCCGTTATAGATGGTGGTATAGGTATTCTGGTAATCCTCCAAAATGGACTGTGCGGCGGCCGCATATTCCTCAGAAGCAGCCTTTATCACATTTGCGGGCTTTGCCGCTTCCTCGGCGGCGGCCTGCTCCTGCGCTTCCAAATCGGCAAGATTCTGCTTCGCCTGCTTTATGGCTTCGGCTAATCTCTCCATCTCGACGGTGTCGCCGCTGAAACCAGCATCCGACGAGAACGCTTCCAGTCTGGCTTTTGAAGCTTCCTCGTACTGCTGCTCAAGCTCTTCTACCTTTGCGCGTGCTTCTTCCACCGTCTGCGGCTCTCCGGCCAACTCTTTGACGAAATCCTTGTGCGCCTTGGTTGCCTTGCCGATGCCAATTGCCAGAGCAGCTACGGCCGCCGCCAGTACGCCCATCGGATTAGCCGCTATCGCCGTATTCCATGCGTATTGCGCCGCAGTTGCAAGGGAAATCTTCCCGGTGAGTACGCCAACGGCGATTTCACTAACGGAAAATACACCATTCAGCGTGGCTTCCGCAACCGCCGCTTTCCCGCTTTCCGCGGTGAAGAACGCAAGCGCCGAAGCATTTGCCGTGAATATCGTGGCGATATTTGCAATGGCCTTTCCGGCCATACTCGCCCCAATTGCGGCGCCGGCAACGGTTGCGGCGGTTGCCGCGAACTCAAACGCCGTGACGAGAAGGTCAATAGCGCTATTCGTTTCCCGGAGATACGAAATAGCTTCTGCCGTGGCCGTTCCAACACCGGTAACGATTTGCTGTACACGGGGTATAATGTTCCTTCCGGCTGTAAATACGCTGTCTACAAAGTCCTTGGTAAGTCCTTCCATGTCGGCGCTGCTGTCAGCCATGCCAGTTGCAAGGTTCTCCCATGCGGCCTTTGCCATGGCAGTAGATCCTTCAATGGTGTTTGCTGCTTCTCCTGATGCCGTTCCGGCAATGCCCATTTCTTCCTGAACTTTGTGGATTGCGTTCACAATATCCGCGAAATTATCAATCGAATATTGCGTATGTATGCCCTGCTCCTCGTTCAGCTCGTTCGCCTTATCCAGCAGCTGTTGAAGCCCTTCTTTTGTACCGGCAAACCCAAGCATCAGATTATCCAGCGTCTGGTACTGGCCTTTTGCCAAAGCCTGATAAACTCCGGCCAGTTCCTCAACGGTGTATTTACCGAAGGCGTTGGCATTATCGGCAACGTCCCTGAGCGCCGTATCTGCCACTTTAGCCGCTTCTTTCTGATCTTTATTAAGGGATTCCACCAGCGCCGCAGAGAATCCCATAATATTGCTCATGTACGAATTTGCGGACATTTGGGCAGATTTGTACGCGCCGTTTGCGTTGGAAATTACAGCCTGTGCAGCATCTCCATACAGTTTTTTGATACCGTCCGTGAGCTGCTCATGCTGCGCGTAACTTGTATAGGCCGCTTTGCCAACGTCTGCAACTACCCCGGCAAGCTTCTTTACTCCGGCGATAATCGCGCCGCTGGCAAGGTTGGCTTTCAGAACGTCGGCGAATGTGCTTGTTTTGTTTTCAGAATCCTTTAGTTTACGCTCATATTCATCTGTATCCAGAGAGATCGTCGCAAACAGCTCAAATACATTAGCCGCCATCCTGCCCACCGCCTTTCGTCACCAGTTTCAGCCCGGCATTTTTCACCACATCCGCCACGATATCCTCCGCAGACCGGTTTTCCACCGGCTTCGGGTTGATGATATCCTCGTATCCGATAGATAGATACAATCGCTTGTCACACCCCGCCGTGTTTTGCGTTATCATCTGGATACCGTCGGTAACGTAGCGCCGAAGAATTTCGCGTTCGCATTGCTTTTTCAATTCCATGGGAAGAATGGAGAGGTACGCCCTCGCCCGTACTCTGGGGAGGGCGCACAGTGCGCTGATTATTCGCTCTGCTCCCCACGCCCCCACGATTTGAAAAAACTCAGCAGTTCCTTATCGTTGGAAAGCTCCTTGATCTGCCAAAGCGTCGCCATGGTGCTCTGTGCGGCCACTTCCTCAATGCTCTTTTCACCCATGATGGACAAAATAGCATAAATGTCGGCGCGGTGCGTTTTCAGCAGCAACGGAACAACGGTGGTAATCCTCTGCGCACCAATCAGCATAACGCCGACTTTTGTAGAGTTTTTCTTGTCCACCGGCTTGCCGATTGCGTTCATGATTTCCTCATCAGAAACGAGATTCACAATGTGCGGGGTGATCTCGCACAGCACGTCCAGGCACTCGTCCGTTCCAAGTTGAGATAATTTTCTCATGCTTAGCCTCCTACATCGTAGCGGATTCGGTCTCTCCGGCCTTCACGTAAATCTCGAAAGGCGGTGTATCCTGCGCCGTGATGGAATAATGGCCGGTAACCTCGAATGGGAACTGGCCTTTGCTCTTGTCACCGGTTTTCAGCTGGAAACCGCCAGTAGAAAGGCCGTTCATCATATGGATGGCCATATAGCCGCCCTTTGTCGCGCCGTTTTTGTCGGAGTAGTCGGCCACCATCCAGATATCCTTAAAGTCAGTATCGGCGATATCGTTTCTGGGCGTGATTTTTCCGGCGGCTTCATCAGCAGCGGCTACCATCGATTTCGCGTTAGTGGCATCCATAGAAGCAAAAGTGCCGCTAAGCTTCACCTCCCAGCTTTCCAGCCGTTTCAACTCCTTTGTGTTCTTGGGGCAGTTATCAATATCCTCGCCGAAATCGGAGAAGCTAGGCGTTGCCACGAAGGTCGTCCCGCCGCTGGTAGCGCCTATGATATCGGCATTGTCATACTCCGCCGTGGCGGGATTAAAATCTGAAAGCAGAACACCGGCATTCAGCACAAGCTCCTTAAAGGTGTCCTGTGGAATCTGTGTAAATTTCATTGATTTCCTCCTATATGGTATTGAAAATTGCGGCAACGTTCAGTTGCCGCAATTTGATGGATTGATCTGATTCAAATGTTGAATTGATGCACCACGGCTCACCGCGCATAAGCCAAACTGTGCCGGTATCACAAGGCAGCTGAATGCCTCCGCGTCCTATCGCGCGGGAAATTTCCTCTGCCTTGGCGTTCGGCTCTGCCTCTTTCTCCGTGTGATACCACAGCTTTACCGTCAGCGAGTTCGCCATATCGCCCCACCCGCCGACGGAGACGGAATAGGTTAGGTAGGGCATTACTGTGTCGCTCGGTACCGCTGTATCCGGATACGCGGGGAGATTAAAGCCGGAAAAAAACTTGTAGAGCGCTTCTGTTGCCGTCATTTTGTCAGCTCCCATTTCTCGGCGGTAACCTGGCACATATCCAAAGTGCCGACCGCGGGTGCCTGCTTATCGCTCCCGTTGCTCGTCACCCGGAAAATTGCGCCATCGGAAATCCGCTTGAACACATCATGGAAAGAAAGCGGATTCGCGCGGCGGGTGGTAATGGTGTACACGCTGGTAACGCCCTCCTTCTCCGCGATTCTGGATTGCATGGAGGTATCCAGAATAATAGCCGCGTCGAACTCCGCGCCCTGTGCCCATTCCGTTGCCCAGCCGCCCTCCCCGTCCGGGGTGCGCTTCTTTTCCATCAGTGCGCACGTGTTATTCAGGTAGTAGTCAAGCAAGCTCATATCTTCCTCCATATCCGTAAGCGCGGCGCAAACACCGTTTTCCAGCTCGTGCTTTCGCCGGAGCCGGACGAACTGCTTCCCTTTGTGTACGAGTAGCCCCCGAAAGATTCGCTTTGATACGGGCTTTGTACGGCCTCGGCGTTCTTCTCCTGCCATGTGTTGATTTCTTCCAAAATCGCCAGCACCTCCGGCGGTACGCAGACCTCTGTCACAATGCCCGTGTAAGTTTCATTTCTGAGGTCGCTGTTCCCGTATACATGGATGCCGTTGTTCCTTCGGCTCCCCTCAATCAGGTAATAGTCGCCGTTTTCGAGGCCGGGGAGGGGCAGGCGCTTGTCCGTGATTTCCTCGCCAAAAAATTCCCACTTGTCCCCGGTAAAAAAATTCCGCAGATACATAAGTAGCTCATACAAGCTCACACTCACAGCCTGCCCCATATTTACCCCTCCTTACTGGCCTTTGATGACGGCCAAAATATCCGCTTTGTTCATTGCGGCGCTGACCCCGGAGATACCGTTTTCTTTGGCGTACTCCAAAAGCTGCGCTTTCGTCATTCCGTCAAAGTCCACGGTCTCCGGTGCGGTTTTGTCAGCTGTCAGAGCCGCCCTTAACCCCCCGCGTTAACGGTCACAACGGCAATGCCATCCAGATACTCGGCCCACAGAGCCATACCCATAATGGCGTAGCTTTCGCCCACGGCAGTGCTATAGTTGCCCTGTGCGTGGAAGCCAATCAGGTTGGTTTCGCCCTGCACGGCGTACTGCAGGCCCAGCTTGGCAAACTCGCTGTCGCCGGGGTCGGCATAGTACAGGTCAATATTCTCCACAGGGGTAGCGATTACGGTGTTCCGTGCAATCTGCGCCGCAGGCAGCAGGAACAGCGTGGAGTAGCCCATGAAGTCCTTGACGTAGGTCAGGCCGAACTGGTTCTGCACGGTGATGTTGGCAGTGCCCAGATAGTCGTATGCGTCCAGAATGTTGGCAAAACCGACGATCTCGGTAACATCCTTCTGGATGGTGGCGAACTTGTTAAGCACTTCGCCCTGAGCCTTGGCAAGCGCCGCCTGCCAGGTGGTAGCCGTTGCGGTCAAGCTGCCGGTCTTCAGGAACGTGTAAAACTTAGTCATGACAACGTTCTGCAGCTTGGTCAGGAAAGCGTCATCGGACTTTTCCACGGCGATTTCAGCACCGTACTTGTTCACATCCTCGATGGGTACGGCCTTCGCGTACTTCTCGATGGTCAGATCAGCCTTGCTGGCCTGCGTAATGGTAGCCTTGCTGTAAGGGATAACAGCACCGGCGGGCACAGTGCCGCTTTCCAGCGTCACATCGGCGGTGTAAGAGATCAGCGCAGTGCCGGGGGCCTTGCGGATGGGCCGCATAATGCCCAGGATGTTCCTCAGGGTATCCCAGTTGTCGTTAAACCGGGTAACAAAATCGATTTCTCTCGCGGTAACGCCAGTGTAGACGTTAGGCAGAGAGCTTCTGGGTGCGGTGGTACTTTCAACAGTAGTAGCCATTTAATCTTCCTTTCAGTTCGTTTTTTCCAAACTTGCGGCAATCGCAGCCTGCCGCTCTGCTGTGGACAACACGTACCGGCCCTTGTCGTCCTTCTTGTAGATTTCTGCCCTGCTCGTTGCGCCGCCGGTGGTGCTGGGCGGTGTCTGGGTCTCAGTGCCCTTTGTGGTGGTCTTGCCAATCAGGCCCTTGTAGTCGCCGTTAAGCAGATCATCCAGCGCCTTGCTGTCCTTGATCTTCTCACCGTCCAGCTCAAGGCCATCAATTTCAGCTTTCGCCCCACGGATAACCAGCCCCATGCTCTCGGCGGGAATGCCCTTGCTCTGGAAGTACGCCCGTGCAGCCTTTTCCTTGGCGGCGGCGCTCTCCTTTGCGGCAACTCCGTCTTTGAAATCCTGAAAGTTTTTCTTTTCCGTCTCGTACTTGGCCTTGTATCCGCCGTCAGCGTCTTCCTTTTTCAGATCATCCAATTCCTTCTGAATGCCAGGAAGTTTCTCAGCGTCGGCTTTGTACTTCCCGATATCGGCTTTCAGGCCGTCCACGGTATCGGTGTGTGCTTCAATGATGGTGTCCACCTGTTCGTCGGTAAGCCCCATCCCCTTCAAAAGTTTGCGAGTTAATGCCATTGTTTCAGTCTTCCTTTCTTCGCCCCTATTCTTCGGGGACGACTGTGATATAAAAGCCGCTATACTTCGCGGGTTTTACCGAAATAAACAAAAAAGGAGCCGAACAGCACGCAAAATCTACGTACTGTATCGCCCTCAAATCGCGTCAGCGTTTTTGAACGCTTCCATAAGTTTGGGAAACTGGATAGAAAAGAAATCTACCATTTCCTCGTTCTGTGCCCATTCGGAATTTTCCGCAAGGCCACTTTCAAATAGGAATGCATGAATGATCTCATGCCGCTTGTTCTTTCTAATCTGAACTTGTAAGTTTTTCTTACAAGTTTGGTCGCCGACGTGCTTGCTATAGCTATCCACAACCAGTTCTTTGCTGGTTTCGTCGCAAAATCCATCGCATCCCGCCAGCCGTGAATCTTCATCTTCACCACAAACGGAAAGCGTGTATTCAGCTCCAAGAATGTTGATTTTTCTGGTATCCACGCCCTGTCAATCTCCTTTGCTAAGTTCGTCTTTCAGAATCTTCTTGTACGTTCCCTGATGATCTGCGATTGACGGCTTAATAAACGGGTGCGCCCGGTTACCAGCTGTCCAATGCCAGGTTCCCTGCGCGTCCTGGTATTTCCACGGAGTGGGACGGCCTCCGCCTCCCTCGGCATATTTACCGGTTCCCATCTCTTGGTAAATTCCATATTCGGTTGGCGTTCCGACGCGCACTTCTTTTCCATCAATCACAGCAGCAGAAATGCTATTGCGCAAATTCCCAGTATCAACGGGGCATAAATCCTTGGCATATTCTACAGCTTTTTCCCCGCAGCGTTCCAACCCGCGCTCACACGCTTCACCAAGTGCGCGGAGGATTTCGTCAGAGTTATCCACAAAGGTAATGCTCATTTCCCCCCTCCTTTTCTGCTTCTTCCAGAGCCGGTCTTGTGCGGTTCGTGGCGGCGCATACGCATAATCCACCACAAGCAGGGATTCCAGCCCGCTTCTTTTTTATCCGGTTGGAAGATTTTGGCATAGAAAAAGCACCATGCATTTTTGCACAGTGCTTTCAGTCCTTGCCATATTCTAATTGCCAAGCTTTTCTATATCTTCCCTCTTGCAGTCCAATAGTTCGTTGTTTTTGTCCAGTTCTACAAGGTAGAAAATGCCACCAGCATCACGAATATCGACGACAATTCCTGCGTCGCCTGTCTTGATGACTTTTACATGGTCGTATTCTTTAATCATGCTTCTCCACCTCGATTTTTTCTAAAACTGGTTACAATTCTCGGTTTGCTATCCGGCGTATCCTGTATCCACCCAGTAACAAAAGATCGCTTCTTTGTAACTCCCAGCTCCATGTAGATGTTAAATTGATTTGCCCCACCGCCCAATTCCTTGAACTCCACAGCTTTGCTCATATCAAACTGCCTTGCCATATCATATCGCAGCCTAAGCGGATTATCTGCTGTGTAGCCAACATCGAAGAACTGGTCGGCGTGCTTTGCCCCATCTTTCAAGAAATATTCCGTGTATTTCTTCGGAGTAGTTATACACTCAGCATTCTTTACAACATCGGTCTGCCGTTTCGTTGTTTTGAGCGTCTCCCACCCATCAATATCATTATACTTCAAATCTTGGAACTTTGCAAACGTTTTCGGGGCTTTATTCCCCAAAACATTTACAAAATCAGCATATTGCCGTTTGTCGGCCTGATAGTTTTTACCAGCTTTCACCATGCCCGCCCATTTTTCCGGAGGATACTGCGCTTTCTTTTCGTCGTACCATTCTTTGTACGATTTTTTCTTTACAAGCTCATATTCCCCGGTTTCGGGATTCTTCACGCGCATCATGTGGCGTTCCGCTTCCAGATCATCATCCGTGGCATTCACAACCGTGCAGCGGCAATTATACAGCTCATGTCCCGGCGCTCCCAACGAGCCATCCCCGGGGAACATCATCTTATAGCCGCCGACATCAAACGGCTGATCGTAGTCCACAATCTGATTGTCTGCCATACCGTGATCGTGGCGGGTGCGCAAATCCTTTGTGGCTACCCACTTTTTCTTGGATTTGATTCCCCACATCTCGTCAGCGGCGGCGTAGCTGTCCATTCTACCGGCATTCTGTGCGGCGGTAACTGCCGTTCTTGCCGCTCGAATGGCGCTTACACGGCTCATTGTGACGATTCTGGACTGCAAATCTTCTGATATCTGCTTGATGCTTCTGCCTTGCAAAATGGAGCCTGTAACGCTTGCTGTAATCTGCTGCTTGCCAAAAGCCAAATCAATGCCCCGCTTTAGCGCCAGCCTTTCGGGGTAGTATGGCATCACGTCCGGCTGCTCCACAATTAAGCGCTTTACAGTCTGCTCGTCAAAAAGCGTAAAATCCGCACTCGGGTGAACGCTCTCGATGGTGTAAGCGGTGTAATTCCGATTCAGGGAGTAGATTCCAGGCGTAGCGTCGTTCACATAGGCAAGCGCCACCTCTTTTGCTTCCGTCGCACGTTCGGCCAGATTGTCCCGAAGCGCTTCCAACCGTGCCCCGCGCCCCATCTGGTTCAGCCGCCATTGTTGGTAGTCCTTTTCAGTCCACTCCTTGCCGTTGCGCTTCTGGCCTATCAAGTCCTGCATCTTCTTATCCTGATCGGCAAAGTGCTTGAAAAAGGCATCTATTTCCTCTTGCAACTCTTTAGCCGCCTGAGAATATACGGAGTTAATGCGGCGCTCCAAGTCGGCAAGCGCCCTATCGGTTCCTCTATCGGCTTCATTCGGTCTGGCCATCCTCATCACCGCCGTAAACCGTATTTATGTCAGCGTCCGCTTTCCGTTTCAGGATTTCCGGCACTTCCTCCGGCAAAAGAAACGGGAGGTGTTTCAGAACCGTTTCATCATCAAGGAACGCAGCCGCCGAAAGCACCATATTTGTTTCCTCGGTGCGATTTATTACCTTGTTCCATGTAAATTCCGGCTGTGGATTACTGATACCAGCAACAGCGCAAATCTGCCGAATGAAATCTATCAAGAAATACTCAAAATCGGCGCATTTGTTGTCCTGTGGCTGATACGCCGCCGAAATCTCTGTAGCCGTCTTCTCAGCCCCCGCCAGAGCCGTCACATCAAGCATCTGGGCGTCTTCGTACAGGTCGCGGCGTAAAATATCCAGCATGGTTTTTCGGGCTTCTACGGGAACGTCAAGGGTGTGGGCTTCTGCAGCCGTTTCAGCGGAACTATCTACCACATTCGCCTTTACGCTCTTCATTCTCTGGATGAACTGTGCCAAATCCGTATCGTCCATAGCGCCGGTATTGTGCAGAATCCAGTAAATTCCGCTCGTATCGTCAATTTGGTTGGCAAACCCGGATTTGATGAAATCATAGCAGTCTATGGAGCCACGCAACCCAACGAGTTCGCTTTCGTGGGTATCGTTGCCATACAGTACCGCAATAGGAAGGCGGGTATAGTTCTCGTCGCACACATCCACAACACCCAGATCGTTCCTCAGCTCCTTGTGGATATATGCGCGTTTCTCGCCCATAGGCTGCGCGTCGTCGCTTCCCTCGGCGCTCCATTCGCTTACGCCATCGAGTTCGTAAAGCGTAGCCCGGAAAACAGTTTTTCGGCCAGTCTCACGGAACCAATACCGAATACCGGCCATAAGCTCCGATGTTTTTTCGTCCAGCAGCGGAACAAATCCCGGATTCCCGGGAGTATCGGCGAATGAAAACACTTCCAGATGATCGAGATTCCAATAGCCGTAGGAAACGCCCTGCGCCAGTGCCAATTTTGCCGCTGTTTGCAGCTTATTGTCGAAGTCCGCGCCCAGCTTTTTCTTTTCGTCCATGCTTACGCCATTAGCGCAAATATAGCCCACTTCCTGCGTAACCAGCCGCCGAAACGTTAGCGTTTTAAGCCGGTAGTCGCTGCTCCAAATATCAGGAGTTTTGTTCCCAGATAAGGTAAAAAGGAACTTCTGGAATTTCTCAATGGTGATATTATGCTTGTTATAGTACGCCATACCGTCAGCGGCGTCTTTGTACGCCTTGCTGCTCTGGTGTTCCCGCACGGCATCACGTATGAATTTCCCGGTAGTTCCCTTCGCAATGGCTTCTTCCAAATCTTGATAAATTTTCATTTATTCCCTCCATAAAGGAATCACACAGAATCACAGCAGCAACGCAGCAGCGGGAGAAATCTCGTTTTTCTTTTCCACCTTGTATTTCATGATGGTGTTGCAAAAGTACCTGATATCATCCATAGCGTGATCGTTATCTTTCACTACCGCGTCCTCCGTTTTCTTATCGTCCCACCGGTAAAGCCCGAACTCCCGAATGGCATCCGTGCAACACCGGTGAATTTTTATATTCCCGTTCTTGAGATATACCGCCGTTCGCCGAATGCCATCAAGAACGGCGTTGTCCGCCTGCAGGACGCGGAATTTACGGCGTTTCAGGGCGGTAATGAAAGAAGCCGCCGAAGGGTCTATAACCGCCCTCTTGATTTCGTAGCCGTCCGTCAGTCTCTCCACAGCGTCGCAATATTCCTCGTCTGTGAGCTGCTTATAGTTGGCTCTACCATCGTAGTAATATTCTTTGATTCTTACCGCCTTATTACCATTCACAGCCCACAATCCGCATGAAAATGGATTCAGGGTGCCGTAGTCGATGCTTATATAATAATCCGCGAATTCCGGCACTTCATCCGTGATATTCGCTTCGGAAAAATCGTATACAAGCCCCTCTGCCAGCGTCCATTTCCCCAGAATGTACCGATCATAGAACACCGTTCCGGCATATTCTTTTTTCAGGTTTTCAACAAAAGTGGGGGGCAAAAATGGATTATCGTCTATTGTGTATTCTTGGCTGAAAATATCGGCATCACTATCAAGGAATCTCTTTAGCCAGTGGTTGGGATACTGTGGATTGTATGTGCCATCGAAGCAGGAATACTCCTTATCAAGCCGGCTTTTCAGGAGGGCAAAAACTTCCTCCGACCAGTCCGCGACCTCGTCGCCGTAGCAATACTTGATAGACGCGCCGCGAATCTTCGATACCTGAGACACTTTTTCCGCGCCAAGGCAATAACACTTCTCGCCAAAAATCCATGCTGTATTATCGCTGGAAATCGCCCCAACAAGTTTATCTCCGTACAGATTCCGCATAGGCTCTAGCACATTTCGCTCTATTGTGGATTTTGTAACGCCCAAAATAACGGAAAGCCCATCCTTCCCGGCGCGTTCTCGAATCCGCATGGGAATAATCCACTTGAAATCAAGATATGTTTTCCCGCTTCTGGTCGCGCCGCCCTTGAAATTCCATCGGTGATTCCCATACCTTGCAAATTCAATCTGTTTCGGGCTTAATAGCATCTCTAAACTCCTTAATTAGCCCATCCAGCTTATTGAGACTATCATTGCCGCTTGCCGTGTTTCTTGTTGCCTTATCGACAATAATCCCGAAAGATGTTGCAATCTGGCTTAATGTTGCGGCTGAAATCTTTTCGGGGTCTGTGAGCGCTTTCAGATGCAAAGTGATTGCTTCTTGCATCGCCGCTTTTTGTGATTCCATGTACGCCATCATGTCGGCGGTATTCTCTTCTTTTTTTTGCTGCACTTTTTGGGCGATATCCGGTGAAGCGCTAACAATCCTTTTCACAGTCTGGTGAGTTACGCCATGCTTTTTTGCAACGGCGCTGTACGACTGCATTTCTATCCAGTCGGCAATTATTCTTTTTTTCTTCCGATCTGTAATCCTTGCAGCCATAGCACCACCTCTCATGCAAAATAGTAAAAATAGCGGGAAAGGCCGGAGTTGAACCGGCATTCTTTCCTCTTATCACAAGGCTGCTCTCCGGCCTTGCTACTTCCCCGCATCCCTCCGGCTTACGGTGCCGGGGAACCTCTTTGCCCGTTTCCGGGTTTCGTCGCCGGTGGGAGGCCATCGGCGATATATATGGCGCGAGGCCGATTTAAACGGCCTTCTGTTGGGGAGAGAGCGCCCAACTCGTTATCTACCGCGCCACGCAAAAAGAGGCTCAGGAACAATCCCAAGCCTCTTGCGCTTTTTCTTTTTTACCAGTATAGCACATTCAAACCGAAAAATCTTCCGGTTTTTTTCCGGTTTTTCAAATTTCTGCGCATCCGTACAGGGAAATTGTAAAATGGTGAAGCGCCGAATCCTTTCGCGCATAAACCTGAGATTTTTCAATCCCAAATTCTTCGCACAGCCTGTCCACATTTCCCCTCGCGGGCTTTATGTAGAATCTATCCAGCACCTTCCGCTCATCGTCTGTAAGGACTTCAAGCCCGGAATCCACAAGCGACACCCATTTTCTCGCCTGTTCCAGCGACCGCGCCAGTTCCTCACGGTGAACGATATTCGATAGCATCGCATCTTCCCGGCCGGAACCGCCGCCGCTTACCGGCGTACCGTCAGACGTGGCGCTTCGGATACTCTGCATAGCGGATTCCAGCCGCGCCATTTCTTCGGGAATACTTTTCAGGGATTGTCTTTTCGCACTGTATTCTTTGAGCTTTTCAATGGCCTCATACTTCCAGTTCATTCCGTTCCTCCTTGCATATCTTATTAAATTCCTGTATAGATATACACAATACACACAAGGTATAAGATTATATTTAATATATACTATACAGGGATAAAGCTATAATATTAAATCCCTTCTCCTGTTTTTCGTTTTCGCCCTCCTTTCGGTGCAATCCTTCCCAGGCTGGCAAGGCCGCTTTTCCCCATGGACGAATATGTAATTGCAGCACCGGCTGCCTTCGTAATAACCGAAGAAATACCAGCACCCGACGCAGTACTTCCTGCTATCCTTGTACTCCATGTTGCCCCCTAGAGAACAGGCAGGCTCCCAATCCCGCCGAGCATCCCGGTTTCTTGGCATATCATAAGCAGTTTTGTCTGCGCCGTCATCCGAATTTCAGCCGGTGCCCGTTCCGTTGCCGTGTGCAAGACGGAAATACACTCAATCCCCTTTCCCTTGTCCACAGACAGCACATAGGACGTCGCAGATACCGCAGAAGCGAACCACTCCGGGACGTTGCCGTAGGCGTATTTTGCAAACATCCTCCGGAGAATCTTTTCCGGGTCAGATTCCTCCTGCTCGATTGTGGTTATCTCCCATTCCCCGGACTTGGCGACTTCTTTCACTGTTTCGGTCAATTTTTTTGCAAGCATCTCGCGTGCAGTCTTCATGAGCAACGCACCATCAAACTTGAAATCCTGTTCTGCCATTATCCATGTACCTCCAATTCCTTATTTTTTCTATCGCGGTATCTCCTTTTAGCGGCTCTCTGGGCGTGGGCTTTCTGGCACTCAAAACTGCAATAGATTTTCTGTTTGATTTTGCCCTGCGTAAATTCCTTCCCGCACTGTGGGCAGATTTTGGAAATGCCCTGCGGGGCTTCCACGTCCTCCACATCGGTCTGAATTGGCGGGTGGTATCCGTGCATTGCCATGTACTTGCCACAGCTCATCCCGGCCTTCTGGGCAGCTATGGAGCACAGGGTGAGATAGTCCGGTTTCTTGCTCATGATTCCCTCCGATTACAAATTCTTACAATATCGGCAATGTAATTTGCCTCATTCCAGGGAAGCAGAAGCTTCCCCATCAGAAGTTTGATAAAGCGTTTACGCGTCATGCGGTGCCTCCTTCCAGCCTGTCCAGGTCTCCGGACAGGTATAAGCACATCGCCTCGATGACGATGAAGTTGCACAGCATATCCAAATTGGCAAAGTCAACGTCGTTCGGCTTGTCCTTGCGCTGTCCGGCTGTCTTCTGCATCATCATTTTCCGCAGTGTCTCGCAGTGCTCTTTCAGCCCCGGAATATCGGGCTTTTGGGCGCCCATTTGGAGGAACGACCACATTGTGTCGAAAGAATCGTGCTTAACGTCAATCGGCTTTTTCATGCGTGGATTTCCTCCCTTTTTTCTTTTCTGCAATCCGTTTTTTCTCCGCTTCTTTCAGGGCGTTAAACACCATGATGTAAATATCCATTGTGTAGTCAGTGTCCACCGGAATCAGCGGGGCGATAAAGTGCCAGCAGTCCATGTAAGTGAGTTTATCACTCATTGCTTCTGTTCCTCCCGTGGCAGTTTGATTTCTGCCCCATCGTGCAGATCGTGGCTATCCAGTGCATAGGTCACCATCGTCAGCCCGCTGCGTGTTTCCACCACGCCGTTCAGGAAACCGCAGACCATACCGTCGGGAATATCAAGTGTGATTTTCATTATAAAAATCCTCCTTCCTCGGCATCTCTTTCAGCCAGCGTCTAACGGCAAAGAGCCGAATGCGTAACGGCTGATTCTTCGCCCACCGCTCAATAGCGGCGGCGTAAGCAATCCTAGCGTTAAGGCGCTGACGGTGTTCTTGCCTTTCACTCATTCTGATTTGCCCCCCTTTTCGCCCCGCTGATAGGCTATAATGCGTTTGATCTCGTCGTAGCTTTCATCTGTTGTTATAAAATCCTGTAATACAGCATCAGGGCTGGTAAACGCAAAATAAATCTGCGTCCCGTTCTCCGTTGGCCATATATCCTCCACCCAGTCCAGATTAACCAGCCGGGGCTTGCCCTGCAGATGCACCTCGATAAAATCAGCCATTCTCTTCGCCTCCTTCCTTCGGCGGTTCGGGAAGCGGCATCCAGTATTTATTCATTTTCTGCTCCTTGCATTTTTGCACCGCAATGGCAATATGGGTATCTCCGGCAGGCCTCGCCGTATTCTCCGGCTTCCAGCAGGTAGTGCAAATCGATATTGTCTACCTTGCGCCCACACTCCGAGCATTCCAGGCAGAGGGTCATTTCATCTGCAAGCCGGATATTCCAGTTCCCATGCCGCACCGGCTCCACGTCGGCGGCGGGAAGATCGCGGAGAATCTGTAGAAATCTTGGTGAGACGTTAAACAGCTCAGGGTTTTGCAATTCCGTCAGTGCCGCCTCCCGGCTGATGTAATCACTCATTTCAATTCCTCCAAACTGATCTGCCCATCAATGGGCGTATTGTCGGCCTCTTCCCGCTTCCGTTCCGGGACGACTTCTCTCACAATGGGATTGCGGCTTATTGCCCGATTGAATGCCCCACAAGCCATCCATCGTCCCGCCCAGTCCGTCGCTTCACTATGGGTAAGCCCGTATACTTTGCATTTGCAAAGCACTTTATCGTGATACTTGCCCTTTATGAAGTTGCTACACTCCCGGCACGTATGCCCATCCAAAACGCCAAAAAAACGGTGCATCAGAGCAAGTTTACGTAAGGCCATTACTGTTCCTCCACATAGCACCAACTCTGGGGCGGGCGTTTGATCTCAACAGGCGCATATCCAAATTTCGTTTTCCGTAGCCCCATAAATTCGCTCAGCGGTTTCGGGGCATCATAGATTTTCAAGTTTGAAATGTGCCAGAAATGCCCGTCTTTGCCGTCCAGATATGTGTCTATCTGGTACATATTTAAGCAGCTTCCGGCAAAAGCACTTTCCGGCATTTTCAGATACCCACCACCCCAAATGACTCCGATTTTGTCACACACAAACTCTCCGACAACCAATCTCCCGCCGCTAATGTTGCAAAAAATTCCGTTACTAACTTCATAACTCAAGTTTCCGGCAGTGCAATAAATGTAAACCTTAAACGGCGTTTCCAGCTTCGGCTCTGTTTTTCTCAATTCCAGTGTCTTTTCACCGTCGGCAATCTTCTCCACCCACTCCGGGCGGATGCTGATAAGTACCGCCTTACTCATGCTCAGCCCTCCGGTTCCACATATCGGCGGCCTTTTTACGATCGTCTTTGGCAAACGCAATTCCCCCATTCGATTTCAAGTCCGCCGTTACGATGAAATCTCTCATAGGCAGTTCAATCATGCAGTTAGTACACTTGATGCCAAATTGCCATCCATGCGTTGTGCAACGTTCGTAATTACTGTAGATGATATACGCTGCCTCACCACCGCAAAACGGGCAGGGCTTCAATTTGATTTCGTCCATTTTTCAGCCCTCCTGTTCCAGACTTCCGTCAAACGCCGTAGCGCGTGCGAACTGCTTCATTCTTTGAATATCCTCCGCAGACGCTTGATTATTATCCTCCCAGTAAACCGGAATCATTTCTGTGCGGCCATCATCAAAGATAGCGTATAGTGTAGGCGTTGCCCAGTAGGAGCCAGAAATTCCCCTAACTTTGATGAATCGCCTATTCAAATTCTTTCGGAATTTCCCACCGCGCCATACTTCCTCAGCTGTCCAGCTCCAGTCCTCACCCATGCCTATTTCAACGGCACAAAGGCCATCCGAATGAGTGCGGATATATTCTTTGATTTTCTTTCCATCATAATATTTCATGCCATTTCTCCTTCCCGCCCGGGTTGCCCCGGGCTTGTGTTATCCCCACTGTTCATGCGTCCTCCAGCTTCATAAAGCATCCCCAAAAGGTCTGTGATTTTTTGCCGCTATGATGCCCGAAAAGGGGGCGTTCTCCGATTGCCGCCCAAACATCTGCGGCGGGGATTTGCGTTTCTGCCCACTTAAAAATCAGCACGCCGTCCGGTCTTAATACGCGCATACACTCGCGAAATCCGTCATGCAGCATTTCGCGCCAATTCTCGCCGAGCTGCCCGTACTTCTTCCGCATCCACGCATTTTCGCCGACGCGCCGAAGGTGCGGCGAGTCGAATACGACCAGCGCAAACGAGTTGTCAGGAAACGGAAGATCCGTGAAGTCGCACAGCACGTCTGGATGCACGATGCAGGTTCGTTCTGAATCTCTGCTGGTACTCTTCCAGACCCCCGTGAATTCCTCGTCCCGAACGTCGCAGTATATCGCGGCAGGGTGGTTCTTATTGAACCAAATCGTTCTGCTCCCGCAGGTCACGTCAAGAATTTTCTTTGTCATCATGCTTCCTCCATAACGTCTCCGCCCCACTGTTCCACCATATGCCCCCGCGCCCGGGACGCCTTGCACACGGTTTGCGATTCTTCGCAGGCTATCAGGACTTTCATTCGTCTATCATCTCCAAATAATCCTCCGTGCTGATCTGCCCCGGCAGCACATCGTACTCCATCCACCAGCGGAACACATCTTCTGCGGTGGTTCCCATGCGCCATGAACCGTCCAGTTTCCCACGCCGTCTGCGTTCCTCCAGCATCCGTTCAAATGCGTTCACATAGAGCTGCTTGTACTTCGGCCATCTTGCGAACTCCGCTTCACGCCATTTCGTGCCAGCCAAAGGGCATCCGATACAGCCGACACGGAATTGCCCCTCGGCGTATAGCGGGTTCATGGGGCATTTGGCATCTTCCAGGAAGCCATACACATCCTTGTCCGTCCAGTCGATAATCGGGTTTACAACTCGTTTTGCTTTCAGGCGGCAGTTTTCAAAAAGCATCCGTTTTTCATCATTGTCGTTAACAAGAATGATGTTTTTATCCTTGGTTGCGCCTAGTTTTTCGTAGATTCCGCGGTTGTTCTTTCTGGATGCAGATTCAGCCCAGCGAACCCCGGTGCAGATAAACCGCCCTGCCCCACCTGTTTCTTTCAGGACGGAGCAGCAGTAGCGAACTAACCGGGTAGGCGGCATGAGCTTTTGCGGAATCAGGCTCCACATGGATACCCTCTGCCCCTTGTAAGTCGGCATGTTTACGGTGCATTTGTAGCCCTTTTCCTCTAGCCGCTTAAACTCGTTTCGGACGAATCTAACCGTTTCTGGGGCATCTGCTGTGGTGTGGTTGTGCTGGAACTCGCAGGGGATGCCGGAACGCACCGCAAGCTCGGTGATAACCCCGGAATCTTTGCCGCCTGAAATGCAGATCACCAAAGGCTGCTGGTAGGCCGCCAAAGACATTTCAGCTGCGGCTTTCAGGCGTTCGATTGCCATCTGCTCCAAGTCATTCATTCTCAAAAACAATCCCCTCTCTTACCAAATCCGGGTGTTCGTACCGGAAAAATTGGCGTTGTTTTTTGTGGGTTTTCCATAGTTTCATGATGTTTTTGTTCCAGTTATCGATGAAATACGTTTCCCATGCCTTGCAGCCGTCCCCGTTGGTGGGGCAATCGTCCCGCGTGCAGTTCCTGCAAAAGGGGCTCTCTGAGTCGATGTACTGGCCGGGTTTTTCTCTCATAATGCGTCCCTTCTTTCATCTGCGCCCGCCGCCAGAACCTGCCGTATGGCTTCCAGCTCAGCGTCCCCAAGCTCGCCGGACGCGCCCTTAGGAATATCAGGCTTCCCATAGCGCCTAACCGGTGGCGCTGACCCAGCACCGCCCCTATCCTGCTCTTTGGCAAGCCAGCCATTGATAAACCGCTGTACCCCGCCCTTGGTTTTCCGCTTGGACGGGTTGGCGTCACACCACCCGGCCATTTTCCGAAGCTCTGCCAGGATATCAACGGCGGGGTAGAGTTCTGCCCATTTGTCCACGTCAGCCCGAAAAACAGGGTAAAGGGATTTATCATTCAGCATGATCTGGCACACCGGCGGCGTGGAGGCGGTGTCCGGCTCCGCGCCTATACTCTCCTTTACTCTACTTTTCTCTACTCTACTCTCCTCTACTCTACTATGTCTTTGGATGTCAGCATTTTTTGAGAAAATGTTGACATTTCTGCTTGAAATGTTTACATTGGGGCAAATTTGGGCGCACTCGACCAGAAGGATGTTGTAATCGACTTCAAGACTTTTACGGCGGCTGACTGCCTCGAAGTACCGCTTCTGAATTCCCCGTGAAGTCAGAACGTGATACTTGTCATATATCTCTTTGTCGAACATCCCTCGTCTGATAGAAGCTTCTATTATTTCGGAAACGACGCTCCCACCCAGCCCGCACCTTCGGGCGAACAAAAGCGCAACCTCCTCTGTCCATTCAATGTAATAACCCTCCTTGCCGTATATCTCTTGCAGCAAGTGAACGATTACACCAAATCCTGTCAAGCCATATTCTGCTTCTATCAGTTCAAATTTCTTGTCCAAGCAAACATCAAGCGGAAAGAAATCAAGTCCGCTTTTGATTGCCATAGTTTACTCCTCGCTTCCCAGCCTAGGGAATAGAACAATTTGAAAGTCGCGACTGCCAAAAATGTCAACTATGTGTTTTACTTCTTCTTCGGATATACAATCCAGTCGGAGAAGATTATCTTGAAGGTCATCCAATTCCAAGATATTCTCGGCATCGGTGACGATAACGTCATATTTCATTGCGCATTCACTCCTTCACCAGCGAATATCTTGCGAAGCACGTCCGCTCCCCGTATCGGTTCTTCCCGGTGACGGTTTCGCTCTTGATGGGTACGCCCTGGGCTTTCAAGTCCCAGATCCTTGCACCAAGACGGTAACAGCCGTACTCGGTAACGGCCTCGGCCTGGGTGATACTCCCATAGTCCTGCAAATGCCGCAGGATACGTTCACACTGTGTCACGGGGCGCCTCCTCTCCGGTGAGACGAACCGCCACGCATGGGCGGGTGCCGTACCGCTTGCAGACTGTGGCGTCTGTGATAGCTGCGTCATCCTTGTAGGCGATACCGTTCAGGGCGTCACACACAATCTTGCCTATGTTGTCCCAGTCGGGTTTCACCATGGGAAGAATCTGATTGTCAATCGCTTCGGCCTGCTTGCGCTTGCTCCACGAATGGGGAACGGGGTAGATCGCCGCAATGTCAACCCGGATAGTGCCGGTAAACTTTGCCCCGTGGGCTTCGCACTGGTATGCCCATGCCACCAGCTTTTCATAGTCTTTCGTTTTCTTTGGGGTGTATGTCTCACCGTTCTGGGTGAAGCGGGGGCGCTCCTTCCCTTGCGGAACGCCGGGAACCGTAAATTCAATCGTCACGTTTTCGCTCCTTCCTTTGGAGTTGGCGGTTTTACCTCACACCGCCAAGGGAATTGCAAACTATACTGTTAATCTTTTTGAGGAAAGATTGATTTTTCCGGCCTAGAACGGCAAGGCGGGGTCGTCTTCGGTGATCTCCCGATATCCTCTGAGCCACTGCTGACTGTATCCGTTGCCCTGGTTCGTCTGCTGTGGGGCGCTGGGCTGCCCGTATCCGGCGTTTTGCGCCGTCCCGGTATTGGTGGTATCCTGAGAATTGCGCTTGCTGGAAAGCAGCTCAACGTTTGTGGTCACTATCTCAAACGTCCGGCGCTTGTTCCCGTTCTTGTCCGTCCAGTCCCTGGCTTGCAGCGCTCCAGAAACGGCTACGATGTCGCCCTTATGGCCGTACTGCGTCAGATACTCAGCGCCCTGCCGCCATGTGACGAAATCCAGAAAATCGGTGGCATCCTTCGTCATTGGCCGCTTGACAGCGAGGCTGTAGGAGCAGACTGCCGTCCCCTCCTGGGTTCTTCTCAGCTCCGGGTCGGCGGTGAGCCGCCCGACAAATTGACAATTATTCATGTGTTCTCCTTCCTGTAAATCAGATCGTTTTCGTTCCAGCCGGGATAAATGCCCATCAGGTACTCCCGGAAATACGCCCTCATTTCCATTCTTGCCGTGGTCTGATCGTACCGGTTGTGACATCTGGGGCAGAGGGTCAGCCCGTTCTGGGCAATGCCAAGCCCTCCCTGCGCCCGGGATATGTAGTGGGCGTTGCTCCATGCCAGAGGGGCGGGGGCGGGAGCGCCGCAGAATACGCAGCACGTCCAGCCGTCAATGCTGTCCCGCTGGGCAATCGCCATTTTCTCGTCCCGGGTGAAGTCCCTCGCTTTGGTATCCTTCCTCAACGCCATTCCTCCTTCAGCAGTTCCAGTTTGTCCGGGGGCAGGGTTTCAATATCCAGTGCCTTGCAGTCCTGTATCAGATTGTCGATCAGCCGCGCCATTTGTTTGGTGTCGTAGGTGCTGGAACCGTGGTATGCCGCCAGGTTCCGGCACCCAGGCACCTGAGACGCGCCCAAGCTGTCCACCAGCCATCCAAGGCCGTTTTTCTGCCAGCTCCGTGTGAACCGCTCTACATCCTGCTCCCGGACGCACATAGGCGTGTAATTATCTCCCACGCCCCGAACGGCGTTCCGGTAGACCTCAACCGGAGGAATCCCCATAGCGGCGGCAAGCTTGTGAATCAGCACCCAGGCGTAGGCGTTTGCGTCCAGGCTCCGCTTTTCCCGGTGCTCTTTCAGGGATAAGTCGTAGGGCGTGGCCTTCATCTTCCGGATAAAGGCCATTGCCTTGCCCAACTCAGAGCGGAAAGGCTTGACCATCAGCCAGCCGCCTTCCAGTTTAGCCTCGGTGAATGTAAGCTCCGTCATGATTGCTGCCACACAAACGCCCGAAGGTTCTTTGTGTCGTTGCGGATTGCAAGTCCGGTGACCCGCCCGGTCTTCTCGTCATAGGCGATTTTCTCCACGCTGAACTTGTCGTAGCAGTTGAACCGGGTCTTTCCGTTGAAGGAAGATGCTTTGATCTCTGCCTTATTGCTGGGAATCCAGACAGACGGGGACGTGTAAAGTTCTCTTCCGATGCCCCAGCGGAACCCGGCGCGCTTGAAAGCGTCGCTTGCCTCGCCCTTTTTCTGGTTGCCTTCCTCGTCCTCCCGGCTCTCGATACCGCAGTCCCATTTCCATTGGATACCGCCGTTTTCCTGAATAATCCCGATACCGGCGTAGAGATTGCCCTTGATCTCCTTGTAGTCGTTCGTCCAGTTGCCAGCCCCCACAGTCTCGTCCAGCAAGTCCATATCCGTCCTCGCCGTCTTGTACAGCAGACACACCAGACCATTTTCCTTGACCTGCTTGACCTTGACCTCAATCTCGTCAGCGGTCAGAAACCGAAACATTCTTGCCATCGTCTTCCTCCTTAAATTCCAGCGGGCACTCATACCCGACTGTTGCTCTTGTATCCAGCAGATACTCCCCGGTCAACCGGCACTGCTTCCGGGCGTATGTTTCCATACACGGGCACAAATCACAGCACACATGCCCCTCCGGGAAGTAAATGCTTGCCGTGGCCTTCTCGTACCACAGGCAGCTTTTTTTATCCGCCATAATCCACCTCAATCATAGGAAATCTCCTGCCATTCCTCCCGGCTATCCATGCAGAGGTCGCAAATGGCATCGTCCCGGATTTTCCAGTATCTATGTCCCACGGTTCTCCCGCAGCAGATGCACACCGGAATGCTGCTGTCCGTTGCCTGGGGATCGTACAAATAATCGTAATCCGGATTCACACCAACATCATCCATTGACTTTCCTTTCTCAGTTTGATATACTGTAAATGGTAGATATTTTTTATATCGCTTGCCGTCCCCGGTGCTGGAACATCGGGGGCGGCTTTTTATCGCCCTCTGATGCACCGGCCGATACCGGCGCCCATCAGGATAGCGCATACCCACATTGCGGGAACTGCCGCCTTGTCTGCCAGCAAACCGGCCTGTTGCCACCAGAAAAGCACCAGATTCAGCCCCGCATAGGGGAGCACACGGAAAACGCATTCCTTGATATTGAACGGCTTCCGGTTCTCCGGCACCGGCTCCCACCGGGCATCCACGGGTTTATTCCTGCTTGCCATATCGTTCACCTCCTGTCGTGGTTTTTGTGAACTACGTCGAATAGCTCCACGTTCTCATCATCAAACGCCTTACTTTTCTTTGCTTCCAGCAAAAGGGATTCCCGCAGATGCTCATTTTCACGGCGCAAGCGGCGGTTCATCTCCGCCATGGTGCGAAGCTGGGTCGTTTCGTTAGGTGTCATTTGGCGTTCTCCTTGTAGGGGCAGACACAATCCATACGAACAGCCTGTTTCCACCCAACTCTATTTTTGAACACACGCTCCTCCGTGCAGGATATTTCTGGACCAACCAGCGTTACGATTTCGCCGATTCTGAAATAGTGGTGCCATTCCCCGAAAGGGTGATTTCCGGTAACCACGAACTTGTCGCCGATCTTCGGATTGCTCTCCTTTGGCTTGTCCTCCTTGCGCTTCTTATCAAAAAGCCGCTCCACGGCGACCCTTGCGCCCTCCGCTCTGCTGTAGGTATCCTGCGGATTGCACCGGGCTTCTGCGGTCTTTACGTCCCGCCCGCCACGTTTCAGGGCGGCCGTGGTAATCATCCCGTCAAAGCGGAGTTCCACGGTGTATTCCCGCTCAGGCTCTGCAAGGCCAGAAATCCAGCTTTCAGCGAAGTTCCAATGGGAAACTTTACGAGGAAGATCCATCGAAGGGTTTCCAACTGTTGCTTCTTTGAAGTTGTAGGTGGAAAGTCCATATGGTCTTTCCCACACATTTATTACGGTTAAGGTCTTGCCAAGGTATTTTTCCATCGCGTCGGTGAATCCGATAGCGTTTGGGTTCTTGCTCACAATCCGAACCTTATCCCCACACTTGTATTTCGCCATAAATAACTCCTTTCAATTTTTATAAAATGTGGATTACTTTTCGCTTACGTACAAGCTGCCATCACTATTCAGCCTAGGGGTAACCCCAAGCCCGATCCCTTTTTGGTACAGTTCGCCGCTTATAACAATGTAATTAACGCCAGTTTCTTCATCCACAACGCATAGTGTCTCGTACTTTCCGTTTGAGTTCTGCGCCCAAATCTTTATCGGGTAATTCTGTTCGGCTTTTGCCACGGTAGTGGCGCACGCCCCAAGAATAAACCCGAAAACAAGCATCAATAGCAAAAATGCTTTGCGCATTATTTAGCCCCTCCTTTCAATTTCTGCATTCTGCCGTAGATTTCAAATCACTGCCATTCCCTTGCAAACGCCCGTATCTCCTTCTCAGAATACCCCAGGGTTTTCAGGATCACCGCCGGGTTGGGGTGGAGAGTGGTCACCAGCTTTCGCAGGACGCTTACCCGCATTTCGGTTTTCCCCTTTTGGTAGTTCAGCAGGTTTTGGTATCCCTCGCCGATTCTTTTCCCAAGTGCCGAAGCGTTATCGCTCTGAATCCCCGCCAGGGGACAGCAGCGGTCAATTTCCTTCCAGAAATCCTCCACTGCGTAGCGCTCGGCATACTGCCGGATTCTAGGCATTGTCTTTCCCCTCGCTCTCTTTATCCGCGGGCTTTACCTTGGGGGCAATGCAATCTACTAGCCCCCGAACGCTGTACCCCAACGAATAGCAGGCAAACGCCATTCCAATTATTGAAAGAATCGTGGAGGTACTCATGTTATTTCTCCCTTCTTCTGAGATTGCTTCTCTCGCTCCCGCTTGATGATTGCTTCCAAAGCGGTCTCCATCCGCTTCTGGATATTGGGCGGCTTCCGCTTCCCATTCAGAATCATGGAAATGTACGCTTTGTTCACGCCCATTTCGTTTGCCAGCTGCTCATAGGTGATCCGCTCATTGTGCATCCGCCCGATGAGCCGCCCCGTCCATTTTTCGGGCATTGTATTCCTCCTTTTAGTTAAAAATGTTGACTGCGGCGGGAAACCGTGCTACAATTTCATGCGTTCCCTGTGTAACAACAGAAAGGGGTGATTTGATGCGGAGCCATTGGCGAAGCAATCTTTTTGCTCTGGCGTTCCGAACTAAGGCAACTGCATGATGCGCATGGAGCACAGCAACCAGATATGCTGTAAGTGATTGGCACGGCTAAGAACCGTAAGACAATTTACGGATTCGGCATTTCTCCCGGCCTAATGCAACTGCCCGGGAGCCGCCGATAAAGTAATTTCGGCGCGTGCCGGGTTGCCGCCGTGTTTCGGTAAAAAATCTGGGGGAAAAGCGTCTGCGATTGTCCGCAGGCGTTTTTTCTTTCCCGCCGCAGTCATTTTATGGTTGCAAAAGTTAACAAAGTGTGCTACTATGTACTTGCGAGGAACAGAATAGCTTTGACGCAGGATTTTTTACCCTGGGTCTGGGGTTTTGTTTACTTTCGTAACTCATAGCGCTATTATAGCGTTAACAAACGTAACTGTCAACTGTAAAAGTGATAACGAACGCAACTTTGTCACATTGCACAAAATGCAGGAGTGTTAATTATGGCTTTTTACGAAAATTATGTTAAATTGTGTAATTCCGTTGGGAAATCCCCATCCGCTGTTGCCGTGGAACTAAAACTTGGCAAACCATCTGTAACAAGATGGAAGAACGGGGCAGAACCGAGAGACGCAACATTACAAAAAATTGCCGATCATTTCGGTGTAACCGTAGATTTTTTAAAAGGCGAAGAACAAACAAATTTTTATATGCGCTACTGTGAGCTGTGCGCAAACAAAGGAATTAGCCCTAGTGCTGCTGCGATTGAAATAGGGCTTCGAAAATCAAATGTCACTTATTGGAAAAGTAACAGAAATAATCCTTCGGACGCGACCTTGCAAAAAATCGCCGATTATTTCGGCGTCACCGTTGAGTATCTCAAGGGGGAGGAAACAAAAAAAGACCCCGCCACGAATGGCGAGGTCAGCCCCGAAAAACGGGAACTTCTGGATTTAATTGATAGCCTGTCCGACGATCAGTGCGGTAAGCTTTCCAACATTATCAAGGAGGCTATAAATTTATTGTGAGATTAACGAAAGATTCCAAATATGTGCTGGATATCCTGATTGCCAATCCCCCGCTCGGGAACTCCAACACATACAACGTAATAGCTTGGATGGGCGTTATTGATGAAAAGAAAATTCACAGCTATTCAGATTATACCGGCATTCTGGCATACCTTGCCGAATGTAAATGTATCGAATGGGTGAACGACGCCCACAGCGATTTCCGCTTGACGGAGAAGGGGCGAAATTATAAGGAACTTCGGCACAAGGAATGGCGGTCAGCCATTTTCCACGAGGCAATCGGTTTTTTCCTCGGCGCCTGTTCCGCATTGTTTGTGAAGTTTCTTACAGATTTGATTTGGTGAAAAGTGGACACAGGCACGCTCCAACCTGCATCCAACCAAAACAAATGGCAAGTCGCTTTGCGGCATTACACAGTGTTCGCACAGAATGCAGTTGGCATTAAGGCAGGAGTCTTTGACTTCGCCTTGCAGATTCTGGCATTTTTGGAGCAGTTCTTTTAGTTTTCGATTCTCTTTTCTGAGCGCTCGCTTTGTAACAAACATTTTACCCTCCTTAGCACATATGCAGCCTGTTCATCAGTTAGGGAAAGAATATTCTCCGCCAACTGTTCACGAATGTTCGGCAATGTTCTCCTTTCTTCCATTATATCACGGTTTACTCTGTTTCGCAATGCATTTTTCGTCACTGGCCGTTCCTCCTTTTATATTTAGAACAATTGTTTGCATAACATGCAGTAGCACACTAAATGTCCAATAAATCGGACTAATTAAAAAATTGCACAAAAAATCTTTCTATTCATTGAAAATATGTATCGAACGTGGTATTATTTTACTGTAGAATTTTATGGAAAGAGGTATCTACCATGAAAAAATTGATTGCTTTTCTGATTTGCATATCCCTGTTTCTAACGGGGTGCGGTGCGCCCACGGCTGAGACGCAGCCAGAGACCACGGAGGCCACGCCTACAACGGTAGCCACGGAAGCACCTACCGAAGCAGCAACGGAAGCGCCCACGGAAGCGGTCGCCGCCGAAGAGGGAACCATTGCGGAAACCGTGGTGTATGACGATGGCACTTTCAAACTCACGGCGAAAGAAATTGACTATTCCGATGACTACAGCATCAAAATAAAAGTCCTTGCGGAAAATAACTCTGATAAAAACGTTTCTTTCACTGGAACTCAATTCTCAGTAAATGGAATCACAATGTATTGTGGATTACATGAAAATGTGGCTCCCGGCAAGAAATCAAACGGTTCCATTGATATTACCCGTGAAAATTTGGAAAAGTACGGAATTAAAAGTATCGCAACTGTAAAGGCGCAAGATGCCTATATATACAACAAAGATGATAAGAAGACAATTACAAGATTCCAGTTTTCCCTTGAAACTTCCATTTCTGACGGATATGTGCAGGAAATTGATAAGTCCGGCCAAACCATATATGATAAAGATGGCATAATTATAAAGTACCGTGGAATTGAAACGGACTGGACGGATAACGAAATTCTTTCATTCTATGTAGAAAATAGAACAGATTCCGATATCAATATTTTTTCCGATGACGTTTCTGTAAACGGATTCATGATTTATGGTAGCATGGTTGCGCACGCATACGCCGGGTGCGTAACGTATGACGGGCTTAGTTTCCTATCATCTGATTTAGAGGAAAACGATATCGATTCTATAGAGGAAGTTTCTTTTTCTTTGCACGCATCCGATAGCGAAACGAAGAAGCGGCTGTGGACTACAGATGAAATTACAGTCGGGCGGGTGCCGCAGCAAGATGCCACTCCCAATACCGAAGCCGCAACGCCGGCCACTGAGGCGCAAAACGAAGATACAATAAAAATCGGTAATTTGGTATTCCCCGTTGATAAAGATAGCACCATCAAAGAAGCGGGCGAAGGGCTTACAGATATAACATTGCCAGATGGAAACACTTATATTGGTATTTACGTGAGGCAATTCTCTGGGGATGAATCCGATATCATGCGGACATTTAAGCCAAAAACCCAGCATTCAGCGTGTGTAGAGGCTTTAGTTGGGAACAACGCCGCAGCAACCGACCATACAACCTGCAAAATCCTCGGCGCCACGATCAATCTTGATCTTGTCGCGTCGTCCGGCGGCCTTACGGGGATAATTGGAACATTTGATGATGGAGAATATATTTACACAATCATATATGCCTTTTCCGGTACGGGTTCTGCATCTTCGCACGGCGAGCAATTTGCAGAGTTTGCCAATGGCATCACCGCGGAAAAAGAATCTCTGAAAATTACGTCCGTCAAGTGATGATTGCCCCGCCACCCGTGCCACGAGGTGGCGGGGCTTGCCGCCGGTAACGCCGTGTGTCCCTTGCCGGTTGCACTTTCACAATAGTTTTTTCTATTGCAAAAGTAAATACACAAATCGTAGAAACGAGTTGCGTACCGTAGATTTGCGAATCAAATTGAAGGGGGATCGTTAATTTTGTATGCGGAGGAACAAATTTCGACGTTGCAAAAGCTAGAACCGGAATGCGAGAAGCTTGTCGCGCGAATCAAGGCCGCGAAGCACCAGCAGTGCAAGACTATCCAGCAGCTTGCCGATGAAACAGGGATACCAAAAGCCACATTAAGCAGATTTTTTGCCGGTACGCTGATGCACCCCGGATTTACGGATGTGTGCGCATTGTGCGTTGCCCTTGACATGTCGGTGGACGAGCTTATGGGCATTACCGCACCGCCCAGCGACAATGCGGCAGCGATTGACCTCTTACAGCTGGAAATCGAACACAAGGATGAAATGCTGCAAGAAAAGGATAACGCCATATCCCGCCTTCTTGATCGGAGCCGGATTCAGGAGGCGGGAATATCTGCCCGGGATACCAGAATCCGCAAGCAAGGCGAAGCCCTTTCCCAAAAAGACAGTGCGCTTGCATCTGTGCAAAGGGAAAATAAGCCCTTGATTTACGGGCAGTGCGCGTTAAACATTCTGCTGACGGCGGTGCTCATGGTCTATATGGTGCTGGATGCCCGGAACCCGGAAATGGGGCTGATTCGCTCCGAAAAGATTTCCGCGGTAATTTTATTCGGCGCGGCAGGAATCGCCGCCGTTTTTATGCTCACGGCATTTTTGATTTTCCACAGGCTTTTAAGTGGAGGCGAACGAAATGGCAAAAAGAAAGAAGGAGCCGGAAATCAGGCTCCCAAAAATTAAGCAGCTCCCCTCTGGGGCGTGGCACACACGTGTATACTTGGATGGGCGGCGCACGTCCATTACACGCGATACTTATGATGAGTGCCTATCAGAATACCTTGCAATCAAAAACGGCATTCTGGAAGCTCAGGAGCGGCCACAGGGGCAGCTTACGCTAGGCGAAGCAGTAGACGCATACATAGAGAATACCCGTGATTTAGTCCGCCGTGGGCGTCGCTCACCGTCTACGGTATACGGCTATATCAGATATCGGGATAATACCTTTCAGCGGGCGATGGCATACAATATCTACACCACGCCGGACGCACGATGGCAGGCCGCTATAGACGATGAAAAGAAAATGGGCAGATCGCCGAAGTACATCAAGAATGCGTGGGGGCTAATGTCGGCGGCAATCAAAAAAGAAACCGGGAAGCAACCGAAAGTCGTCCTTTTCGAGAAAGAGGACAACGAGCGGCCATTCCTAGAGCCTGACCAGATTGATATTTTCGTTGAGGCCGTAAAAGGTGATCCGGTGGAAATCCCGGCACTGCTTTGCTTATCCAGTTTACGCCGCTCTGAAATGTTGGCTCTGACGTGGGAGAATATCGATTTTGCAAACAGGGCAATTTATGTTCGTGGTGCAAAAGTCCGTGGTGAAGATGGACTGAAGCTCAAGCCGCAGAACAAAACGAAAAAATCCCGTCGCCCCGTTCCTATGATTCCACCGCTTTACGATGCACTTACGGCCGCGCCGAAAGATACGGAATTTGTTGTAAACGCCGCGACATGTACGCTATTCAATCGCATCAACAAAATATGCCGGGAAAACGGCTTGCCAGAGGTGGGGATGCACGGATTACGGCACAGCTTCGCCTCGCTGGCCTACCATATGGGAATCCCGGAAATGATGGCGGCGGACATAGGCGGATGGAAAGACTTAGGGACGATGCGCAAAATTTACACGCACTTAGCGGAACGGGATATTGCCAAACGCTCGAAAGAGTTCACGGATTATTTCACGCCAGAGGCAATGAAAAACCGCAAAATTGGCAACGGCACGGGAAATAAAAATTAA